GTACAAGCTTAACCACTCACAACCATCAGGAAACCCAGCAACTGCTATTTTGAACAGCATGTACAATTCAATTGCATGTCGAGTTACATTTTATGCAGAACGACCAGGCAATGAAGAGTTCAATGATTATGTGTCTATGATCGCTTATGGAGATGATAATCTTTTGATTATTTCATCACGAGTTTCAACATGGTACAATCAAGAATCAATGACTCGGGCTTTTGCAACATTTGGAATGGTTTATACTGACGAGGAAAAGACTGGAACGATGACAGGATTCAAGCAACTGGACAAGTGTTATTTCTTAAAACGTGGATTTGCATTTGATTCTGACAATCGAATTTGGATGGCACCTCTTAAAATTCCATCTATTCTTGAATGCTTTAACTGGATTCATGGTAACACGTATGAAGAAACCGTAATCGAACAAAATGCTCGTGCTGCTTTTGCTGAACTGGCATTGCATGATGTTGAAACATTTGAGAGTTACACTCGAAAGATCAAGACAGTCTGTGCAAATGAATATGAGCTCACACTTGTTAATCAGGAATATCATGATTATCGATTGATGGTGAGAGATAACACTCTTCTGACAAACTTGCCGGAACTCAATTGGGCCTAATCTGACCCCCGCCCGAAGGCATTAAACTACAAGTCAAATGAATCAATAGACTGTCCATTAAGTTGGGAAACTGAGTGCCTGTTTAGGATACCACACTCGTGAGCAATCCTCTAAACAAGGTTGATTCAATCCTACAAGCTATAGGCTGAGCGACATAGGATGTAAATAAAGCCTGCAAACACAAACACAAACACACACACAAACACAAACACACAATCACAAATTAATGACGCTGTAAATGAAGATGCTTTTGTTGGATCTATTCTTGAAATAAATCAAGACGTTACTGGATTTACTGAATTTGGTACTACTGAAAGAAATGTTTCAAATCAAGATTCATTTAGCGCTCCATTTGCTCCAGCTATGCCTGATTCAGACATGAAGCACATTACTGACATTTTGTCTCGTTATCATCGTTTTGGTGCCTATAAGCAAGAAACTCATTATATCAAACCTCTTGCTGATATCATCAATTCAATGCCAACCTTAGACAAATTGCGTGGTTTTATGGGCTTTACTGGCACTTTCAACATCAAGCTTACGTGGAACACCGATCCAACTATGTTGGGTATGTTTCTTGTAGCATACACACCACCAGGTGTTGGAATTGCGACTGGTTCAGGTATTAAAGGCAAACAAACCTTTTATTCTGGTTGCCCACACGTCATTATAAACATTGCAGAAACTACAAGTGCAACATTGAGTATTCCATACGTTGGTGAATCAAACATTATCCCAATGTATCCTACAAAAGTTCCTCTGGATCCTTCAGATAGAATTTTTCTTGGGAATATTCATATTATCCCTATTGTTGCACTTGCTTCTGCTATCTCACCCAATGCTATCAATATGTCTTTATTTATCAATATTGAAAATCTCAAGACATATGCTGTTCAACCACGAGTTGCCCATGTTCAAGCATCAGCTGCCCTCGCAGGTATCGTTGAAGCTACCAAAAAGAGCAAAATCGTTTCAAGTACTTTTGGTTCCATATCAAAATATTTGAATGCAAACGATGACAAATCTTTTATTGGTGGTCTCTCACGTGCAGGCGGTTGGGCTTTTGGTGCAGCATCAAAAATCTCAGATCTACTTGGTTGGTCAAAGCCACTGGATATTACAAATCTAGTTGGTGTTGTTCAATTACCCTACAGAGATTTGTATACTTGTGATACAACCTTTGTTGGTGCAAAAACAACTCAAAATTTTGACCAAGGTATTTCAGATCTTGATTTAAGTGGAAGATCTGTAGATGAAATGACAATTGCTGCTTTGCTGGATAGACCAAACATTATTCCAAATGTTGGAGATGTCCAAGATACAGCTGGAGTTGATCACATTTCACTCTCTAAGACTTTCCCTGAAGGCACCCTTATTGGTTCAATTCCTATTAATCCATCAGCATACTTTGATTTAAAGTCTGATAGCACACACCATTACACAACTAACACACAAATGTCATATGTTGCCAAACTTTTCGAGTTTTGGAGAGGAGCAATCCGCGTTTTCATTCGACCTGTGTGTACAAAATTCCACTCAGCCCGTCTCCGTGTCGTGTTCATCCCTGGCGAGAAAATTCTCGACTCTGAACAGATTATCAACACTATGCAGTATACTTATGCTCATGTAGTTGATATTCGTGATGCCAACACATACGATATCGAAATCCCTTTCGTACATCAGTATCCCTGGGCACGCACACTTGACAACTCGATTGGATATCTCTATTTCTTTGTAGAAAACCCCCTTATTGCACCGGAAAATGTTAGTGATACCATTTACTTCCCACTCTTTGTTGCAGCTGGCTCAGATTTTGAACTTGCAGTCCCATGTATTAAACATGTTGGTACTCCATCCCCAAATCTCCAGTTAGCACATGTAGAGAGCCCAAGTGAATTGGCTAATATTGTTAATATTGCTCCGAACACATCTTCAAGCTCCGTCACAGCCCATTCTATGGCTATTGGTGACCCAGTAAGATCATTGCGTTCAGTTTTGAAACGTTTTTGGCCTGCTGCAGCATTCGGCAATGAACAGACTAAGTTTTATCTCAGTTCTGAACCAAGTTGTCGCAGCATTGCAGCCAACCCAAATGATGTGCAAAAGGATTTAACACTCTTTACTACATGGTTATACGGATTCCATCGAGGCGGAATGCGCTGGTATGCTCAAAACTACTATCCTGCTCGAATTAGCACTATTAACCAAGTTACTAGTGATAGTTTTAGTGAAACAGGTGCTTCTGTAACTGCGGATACTTCATTGCGTCCAGTTCAAACAATCACCATTGGTGCTGTTGATACTGCAAAACTTGAAATTCCATATTACAATCCATCTGTATGTGTAAATCACTGGATACGTGGTAACGTGAACTCCTCTGGACTTCTATATGATTATTGGACAGGTGCAACTACTGGTTCAATTTTCTGTAGAGCTTTGGCCGATGACTTTTCATTTGGTTTCCAGGTTGGAGCTCCGTCTATTATCTCAAACGTGTGATTCTAGACAGAAAAGTTGCCCCCTTATAAACAACCGAGGCGGCACGAGCGACTTTTATGACAGACTTTAATAGGTGACAAACTTAATCAACCCTATTAAAATGATGGTTTCTTCTCACTTCTTCCATTATATAACTCTATCGTTAT